TAGGGCCTGCGCGTCGTTATCCGCGCCGTCTGCAGGTGTGGTTGCGGTTAATGCGTCGGCGACGGTAGAAGCAGTCCGCTTCGCGGCGTCCGGCAGCACAGTCAACGCTTCCGACGCCGTAACAGCCGACGTCACCGACGTTCTCACTTTACACCACACCACATCCGGCGCGGCAGCGGCAGGGTTCGGCACAGGGTTTGTATTGACAGCGGAAAGCAGCACGGGGACATCTCGCCAGCAAGGCGCGATTCAGTCGGAATTTGTAGTCGCTACGGACGCCAGTTTCACCAGTCGTCTTTCTCTTTCGGTGACCGATTTCAACGGCGACCGCGAGGGCATAAGAGTCGAGGCCGACGGGTCCGCTCCGAAAATCGGCTTTCTCGGTACGGCCGCAGCGGCGCAGCAGGCCCATGTGGCCGACCCTTCAGGCGGCGGCACGGTCGATGCGGAAGCCAGGACGGCGATCAATTCAATTCTCTCAACATTGGAAGCCTTCGGGTTCCACGCAACATCATAAGGAGATATAACATGGCAGTCACCTCAGCGAAAATGGACCTTGTGACGAAGTTCGCGGAAAAAATGGTCCAGTTCCGCGACCTGGCAGAGATCGAAATCCCTGCCATCCGGGGAAAATACGACGACGTGGGCGGTGAAGCGGGGCTACCGACGCAACAGGAACTTGACGCTTCCGCGTTCGCGGGCATGACCGTTCTGGAGTTTACCACGGCTGTCTCCTCAATCGAAACGCTGTTGACCGGACTCAAGGCGGTGTCGGAATATTCCGGGCATCTCGACAATATCGCCAAGGTGCGGAGAAGCATCTAATGGCCGACATGCTGGCCCACTACATCGTCAACGACTTATTCGAATGGTTCCGCGAGGAGCGGCAAAACCGATTCGAGGACAGGTGGCGGCGCAATTACGATGCTTTCCGGGGCCGGTACAATTCCAGCTATCTCAACAGGTGGAAGGCCACCGAGGGCAACCAGTGGCGGTCCCGCGTGTTCGTCAAGCTGACGAAAGCCAAGGTCTACGCCGGGTTCAACCAGGTTGTCGGGACCGCCGGCCAGCTCGGCGGAATGCCCTGGGACCTGGAGGCCAGCACGAAGCCGGGTCACGGTAGGATGCAGATCCCCGAGGAAGTGATGGAGCAACGCGCCGACAATATGAGGCGGCAGATAAAGGACGACTTCCAGGACGGGCGGGCTTCCGAAATGTGGCAGCACGGCGTTCTGGAGGGGGCGCTCTACGGCTTCTCTTGGCTGCGAGGGCCGGTGCTGCGGAAGGAGCGGCGGGCCGTGACCCACCAGGGACCGCAGGGGTTCGCCCTGCACGCCGAGGAGATCGAAATTCCGAAAGTGGAGTTGCCGGGGCTCTGGAATGTGTTTTGGGACCTGGAGTGCCACGATCACCAGCAGGGCAAGGGCGTCATTATTCGTGACATGATGACCGTCGGAAAATTCCTTGACCTGCAAGAGTCGCCTGGCTTCGACCGGGCGGCGATTCGGCGCATTGCGGATCGGTACAAGGATGACGAGGGCGGCGGGGTCCTGGATGAATCAGAAGGCCCGGTGCCCGAGGAGTTTTTGAATCGCCGCCAGGTCGTCCCGGTCTATCGGTTTTGGGGGCGGGTTCCAAGAAAGTACATGACCGGGGACAACGCCATCGACGATGACGACGACGGGCGAGAGGTGGAAATACAGTGCGTTTGCGCTGGCAAGGACGCGCCGGAAATTATCTACCGACCCCAAAAGGCTATCCTGCCGTATCGGCCGCTTTACCTGTTCCAGTGGGAGAAAATGCCAGGCGAAATGAACGCGACCGGAATCCCGGAAAACATGGAGGACAGCCAGTCGATCATCAACGGCTTGACGCGGGCTCTCCTGGACAGCAAGGCCCTGTCGAGCAATGTCATGGGCGGTGTTCGGGGTGATATGCTGGCGCCGGGGCAAAACCGGCTTTTTTATCCAGGGAAAATGTTTGAGCTGGAGATGGGCGTTGAGGATGTGAGGCAGGCCCTACAGTTTTTCTCCCCGCCGGACGCCACCAGGGGCATGGAGCAGACGATTGACTGGTTCCGGGAATGGTGCGACGAGGAAACCGGAATCACGCGGATGATGTCAGTTCAGGAATCGGCGCCGAACAGAACCGCCTTTGAGCTTTCAAAGATCGCTGAGAGCGGGAACAAGCTGATCGGCGGCATCATCAGGAACAACGACGACGGCCACATTGAGCCTATCGTGCGCGGCTTCTACCATTTCCACATGCTGTCGAATCCGGATGAAAATCTGAAGGGCGATTTTACCCCGGTGGCCAGCGGATTCCAGAGCTATATCGACAAGGAGATCAAGGGCCAGCAGATTGCCCAGGTCCTCCAGTTCGTTTTGAGCGCGGAGGCGCTACAGCCCGAGGCGAAAATCGACAAGCTGTTTGAGGACTGGGTCCGCACCACCGACATTGACCCCGACCGTGTTCTGTATTCGGATGAGGAACGTCAAGCGATTCAGATCCAACAGCAGCAGCAACCGCCGCCGCCAGAACTGGTGAAGGCGCAGGCAGAAGCGCAAGAGGCCCAGGCCCAGGCGGCGGAGGCAGGCGCCGAAACAGAACGGGCAGGCATTGACGTTGAAAAGGCCCAGGTTGAGCTTATGAAATCGCGCCTTGAGCTGGCTATGATGGGCCAGCAGGAGTGGAACCAGCAGCAGGAAGGCCGGAAGTGATGGACTTGTTCAGCATAATAACACGCCTTTTCAAGGGATCAGACGAAAGCCGCATCTTGAGGCTTATGACGGGTTCTGAATGGCAGTATTTTGTAGATAATGTTTTAGAAAAGCGGCGGGACATTTTAATTCAGTGCATGAGGAAGCGCGGCCAGACCGCACAGCAGCACGATTATTGGATTGGGGCTCTCGATCAGATCGACGAGCTTTTAGGGCTACCAGCCCGCATACAAAAAGACCAGGCCGGCCGGCGCAAGCCGATTACCGGGGAAGGGATGACAGCAGATGGATGAACAATGGGGCAATGATGCACCGCACTTAGAGGCTATGTCGGGGCAACTGAACAAGGCGTTCGATTTTTGGCTTGGAGAAAAAAACTTAATCTGGCCGGACAGGGACTGCCCGACTACCAGAGAAAGGGAAAAACATGAGTGATCAGCATCAGCAGGATTACGGCGACGCCGTGGTTGACGCCACGGAGGAAGACCTCGACAAAGCCTTTAGCGCAGCATTAGGAGACGACGCCGCGCCGGTGGACCGGGGAGACGACCAGCAGGAGAAGGAGGGGGGGAAGGCTGACGACTGGGCCGACGAAAAACCGGAAGGCCCCACTATCGAAAGCCTGGAAAAGGCCTTGAAGGATACGCAAAGATGGGGTCACGAACAGTCCCAGGCCCTCGCTGATATGCGAAAAGAACTGGAGGGTCTGCGGAACAAGGCGGCAACCGAGAAGGAGCAGGAAGACGAAATCCCGGAAGACCTCAAGGGGATTTACGAGGACTTCCCGGAGCTGCCAAAGGCCATTGAGCGGGAGATCGAGCGGCGGCGCAAGGGCGAACCGCAGCAGGTCCCGGACTACCTCCGCCCGGAAAACGAGTTTCAGGAGGCCGTCCTTTTCGGCTACGAAACGCCGGACGGCCAGTGGGTCCCAGGGAACCCCCAGGCAAAGCGGGTATTCAATACCCAGGGGTTCCAGGGCTTTTTGCAAAACGAGTTGAAATCGCGGCCGGAGTTGGCGCAGTCCAACGATCCCCGCGACATGATCGACCTGGTAAACCGCTACACTACCGGGAAACCGGCGGGCGACGACCAGGCTAAGCAGCAAGCGGCCAAGCAGCAATCGGCCAAAGACGCATTCCGAGACGGCATCACGCCGGGGACGGCCCCCACTAGTGTGACAGGCGAAAGCTCGGAAAGCGAAAACGATCTTGACCGCATCTTTAATGAGGCGGTCGGCAACAAGTAAGGAGATTTAAAAAATGGCTGGTGATCCAGGAGCTATGACCTACGGGGATTTGACACCGCGCAATGGTGTCTATCACTATGGGAAGATGCTGGAGCGGGCCGTCCCCATGATGTTTCTGGAGCGGACGGCCAAGATTATTCAGGTGCCACGCAACAAGGGGAAGCAGGTCAGCGCCCGGCGGTATAACCGCTTGACGCCGGCTTCCACCCCAATGACCGAGGGCGTTATCCCCCGTGCGACGCACATCACCTACAGCGACTTCTACGCCGCGTTGCAGCAGTGGGGCGACTACACCCCGATGACAGATGTGGTCCAGGACACCCATGAGGACCCCATTCTGACCGAGTTCAGGGATATCCATTCCCAGTCGATGGCGGAGACGAAGGAAAACGTGGACTGGGAAACCATCAAGGGCGGGACTGCCGTGGCCTATACCAACGGCGCGGCGCGGAATGCGGTGAACACGCCCCCTACCGGGGCGGACTTCGACCTGATCGAGCGGACCTTACTGTCGAATTTCGCTCAGTACTTCACCTCGCTGATGAAGGGAAAGGCGGCGGATGGCACGGTGCCCATCCCGCCTTCGTTCCTCGCGGTCGGCCACACCGATCTAAAATGGGACCTGGAGCAGATGTCGGGGTATGTCAAGGTGGAGAACTACGCCTCTCCCGACATGGTGATCCACCCATACTACGAGCGGGGCAGT